CCCAGCGATCAATTTATTATTGCTGCTAGTATAGGTGGTGTAACAAAAGCGACATATATTACGGATGGTGTCTCTCTTTCTAATGATACTTGGTACCATATCGCCATTGTCAGGAATGGTACAACAATGCTTTTCTTCCTCAACGGTGTTTCGAAGACTTTTACGGAAGCAGTTGCCGTCGGTACTAACAATTTTGGAGATAATACCGGAGGAGTAATAATCGGAGCTCAAGGAGCAAAAACTTATGAATTTCTTGGTTGGATGGATGAAATTAGGTGGAGTAATGTTGCTAGGTGGACAAGTAACTTTACTCCACCGACAGATGAATACAATGGAGTCGTAGCCCCTATTATTACTCCTTTTAAAATGATGACTGGATTTGGTATCTAAATTTTATTGACTAGCTTACTTCCGAGGGTTAAAATAAGACTAGATTTTCAAGTTTGAAACTACGGAATCGCCCCTAAGGGCGGTTTTTTTATGGAAGGAGGTGAAAATTAAAATATGGCCTTTATTTATGACCTAGACAATGAGGGTGGAGGAACAATTCTTGCTGATGCGGGGACTACCTCGCCTGCTCTAAAAGTAAATAGTAACTCGGCTGGTTATCCTGCTATCGCTATTCAATCGACCGCCTCTGGTGCCGCTTTTCAAGTAAGTGGAATCCAAGGGACTGCGATTGATGCCGATGCTAAGGATGTCAATTCTTATGCAGGAGACTTTAGAAGTGCGGCCACAGGAGGAAGGGCGGTAATTATCGGAAGAACCTGCACGGGCAGTCCGACAGTCGCTCCCGTTCTGATTATGCACCCATCGTGTGCATCTGCGGCTGTTCTCGGCTTTGGCGGAGGGTTTATTTCTTGCACGTCAGTTGTTCTTACTACGGTTGCCAACTTTGATTATGTCTTGCCGGTTTCTCTTAATGGAGTCGTGAGATATATTCCTTTGGTTGGTGATGCCGGAATAGTTGGAGGAGCGACATTCTAATATGCCCAGACCCAGACTAGGTCATCAGGCATATTTTAATTAAACTTAAATGGCTTGGACAGTTTTAGACGTTCAGAATCAGATTGCCTCTGAGATGGACCAGTCGGCTACTGCTCCTTCCGAGGGCGGGGCTGATTGGAACATTCGTTTAAATGTTATTAACCGTTCGCTCTTTGATTGGGCGAATAGTGGGGAGTGGAGTTGCCTCAAGAAGATTTACAACTGTCTTATCAGCACCTCTACCGCCAATGCTTCGGTGGCATTGCCTTCCGACTTTTCTAAGTTAGATGGTTATCCTCTTATCGTTGCCGATGGGCTAACTACTTACAAGTTTCCTTCGGTTGACCCTTCGAGAAATTTCATTTACAACGAGGAGGATAAGTTCGTTAATGTTTTAGGTAATGACAGAGACGGAAAGGTGATGTATGTTCACTCCTCTGCCTTAGTTTCGGGAGCTTCAGTTCAGTTCACTTACTATGCTTCTCCCAACTCGTTGGCGAGTGCCAATAACCTTGTGGTAGTTCCCGATCCTACTTACTTAGTCCAGAGGTCGCTTTATTATCTTTACAAGGGAAGGGAGGACGGAAGATTCCCAGAGGCTAAGGTAGAGTCAGACAGAATCTTGGCGAGGATGATTGAGAATGAAAACTCTAGGGGAATTGCCGATGTTGATCGTTCAGTTCCCAATTGGTTGACAGACGAACATTCTTTTAGAATCGGCCGAGATTAAAATGAAATGCCAAGTTTTGATTTTAAAGAAGTCCCATACAAACCACCAAAGACCCTTCAATTAGATTGGGTTTCCTTCAAGAATGGATTAAACACCTTACTTCGTCAAACCGAGATCAAAGATTCTGAGTTGGCCCAGATGGACAATTTGAAACTGGTAGGACAAGGAGTTCCGACAAAGAGGGAAGGCTCAGACAATTATTTCTTGACCTCACCTTCAGTCGCTACCGGCTCACAGATGGTCAGAGGGCTTAAGGGAGTCCTTTTTGCTTCCGGTGTTTCTGGGGCAAATGAGCTTTTGGCTATTTCCGACTGGGGAATGCTAGTTAAAAAAAGCGGGGCTTCTTATTCGATTATCCTCGGAGCTTCTTATGCTTCGGGTTATAACGTGGAGATGGAGCAAATTTACAACCAAGTCTATATCGTTAATGGCAAAAACTACTTAACAAAATATAGCGGTGTTTCGGTCTATGGATATGTCCCTCTTTCTCGACCGACAGGAGTGACTTGCACGAATCTTTCAGGAGTATCGGGAACATTCACCCGGTCTTTTAGGGTTTCTGCTTTCAACCCGGTCGGAGAGACTCTTTCTTCAGAGCCGGTTCTTATTTCTAATACTCCTCAGGATTTGGCGGAGACAACCCTTCGGCTTCACTGGACGACATCCTCACCTGCTTCATCGGTGGCGGGCTACGGAATCTATGGCTACGACCAAGGAGACGAGAGGTTTATCACCTCTGTCGATCCTTCTACCCTTCAGTATGATTATCAAGGGATACCAGATCCTTCAATGTTGGTTTTCCCCCAGACGGCAGATACTACCTCTGGTGCGATCGCGAAATATATCATTACTCATAAAGACAAACTTGTCCTTGGAAATCTCGAAGGTTTTCCTTCCCGCATCAGTTGGTCAGGAGGAGGAACGAATGTTGATAAGTTTAATTGGCGGTATGGGGGAGGCTACATCGACATTGATAAAGATGCTGGGGATGAGGTGACGGGACTTATTGAGTATCAGGACTCGTTTATCGTCTTTAAAGAGAGGTCAGTTTGGCAAATAACACTATCTGCTTCCGGAGAGCTGGTTGTCCCGACTGTCAAGATGCTTATTCGAGGAGTGGGAGCTGTTTCCCACCGGACGATCCAGCACGTTGAGAATGATGTCTTTTTTCTTTCTCGTAAGGGAGTTTTCACTATTGGGAACGAACCGAATTACCTTAATGTTTTAAGAACTAACGAAGTATCAGCAAGGATCAGGCCCTTATTTTCTACCCTCACTCCGACTCAGTTGCAGTCTGCCTGTGCGGTTTACCAAGACAATAAGTATCGATTGAGCTTCCCTTCAGGAGGAAGCACTAAGAACAACAAGGAAGTCGTCTACGACCGGGAGAGAATGGCTTGGGTTGGGCCAAATACCTACCCGGCAGTTCCCAATGTTTACACTGTTTACTACGACACGGATAACAAAGAGAACTTAGTATGGGGAGATGCTAAGGACAATTTTGTAACTCTCTTTAGCAGTGCTTACTCTAACGACAAGGGAGTGAAGATACAAACGGCTCTCTTGACTAAGAAAACAGCCTTTGACAACTTCTTTAGCTTTAAACAGGTTAAAAACATCTTTACTAACTGGCGGAATGTGTCTGGAAGCCCCTTTGTCAATATCATTTTAGAGGGAAGGGATGGAGCGACTCAGAGTGCCGAGTCTTTCACGATCGTCAGCTCTACTTCCGGTGTCGGTTGGGGCTTTGATAAGTGGGGGACGACTAAATGGGGAAATACTTTAGGGGCGGGAAGTGCCGCAGGAAGTAACGACCTTGCCAAACGCACCCGGCTTAATCGGATAGGAAGGACGGTTCAGGTAGAGATTACGACTACGGGGAATAACGACAAGTACGAACTTTTAGCGATTCAGATTCAGGCCCAACAGTTGGGAGCGGGGATCATACCCTCGTCATGGGACACTGTCTGAAAATCTATTGAAATTGATTCGCTGGACAAATATAATAACGGTGGTTCAAGATTGTTTCTAAGGCCACCTAACGGGGCCTTTTTTTATGGCAGGAGCTAACTTACCAAGACCATCAGTTGACGAGAACATTTCGACTACGCTTGCGGCAGGAATTACTAACGCGGCAGAGTCCTTTGATGTTTCCGATGCTTCAAAGATCGTTTCCCCTTGTTATCTGGTTATAGACCGGGTGGACGCTTCTGGGACGGTTAAGAACTCCTCTCTTTGGGAGTATGTCAAAGTAACGGACGTTACTGGGAACACTCTTACAGTTACGAGAGCACAGGGAGGTTCTAGTGCTCAGGCCCATTCTTCAGGTGCGGTCATTGAGGCCGTCATTACTTCTTCGATGTTCGAGGACTGGTACGCAGTTCTTAATCCCGAACATACTTCTACCGGAGGTCACGCAATGGGAAATGCTTCGGCAATCAAGCTTGACACCACTAGCCTTATTGTCGGAAGTGCCACGATCACCAATGCCAATATCATCAGTATTACGGGTAACGCAGGACAGTTTGTTTGGTCAAGAGTAGGGGCTTTAGCCACTTCTCAGGCTACTCTTGCT